AGATAAACCCCTAATAGAACTACCAGATGTGGCAGCTGCAATAATCTTTGAATTATTACTAAACTCTATTGAACCTTTATTTAATGCTTTACATCCAGGTTGTAAAAAGAATGGTAAGTTCTCAAGAGCCAATGTAATACGTGCTAACATTTCTCTAGCAACTGCACCTTTGTTAGCCAATATTGCAATTGTTTTTTCTGGATGGAAACATGCATACCATAATAGAAATACTACAGATGATATTGATTTACCACTTTGTCTACATGCTAATACAATATTAAATCTATTATCATTAAAATGATTAAACATTTTTTCTTGATATGGATATAAATCAAAGGGTACTAAACCTTCATCAAGAGATATTACTTTAATATATTTTCGTGCAAAGTAACATGGGTCTTCCATACACTTATGGTATTCAATTACTTCTTCTTTAGTGAACGAAGATTCAACGCCATCTCTCTTTACAGAGGGATTACCTAAATATCCAAATTCGCTATTCTTGAGCTTTTGCATCGATTACTTTGTCCTTATCTAATAACATCCTTTGTAAATCAGTAGTACTACCAACAAACACATTATTATTAGTTATTTTCTTAGCCTCTTCCCTTTCATCTTTGGTTATATCTACCTTATCTTTCTGTAATTTCATCAGTTTCTCAGTAGTATCACCAATATCTTTTATAGTTTTTGATAAAACTTCGAATGCTCGTGGGTGCTCGCTTTCACGAGCAAGTTCAGCTAAAACATCTAAGGACCTAGTACCGATTGTGATTAAATCTTTATAGGTTCTTCTTGAAAAATCATAATCATCTTTCACATCTTTATCAAGCTTAATCGGTCTGTCCTTCAAAGTTGTCGGAACATTCTTCTCTAAGTTTTTCATCATCTTATCTTTATCCATTATTCGCCTTCAGTAATTGTTTTTGTTACAGTATAGTCATCAGCATCATCTGTTGCACCTACTGTAAAATCCATTTGTTCAAATGTTTGAGTTGTATTAACTGTATCATGGAAATCTAAATTGACTTCACGTATAATATTAACATCTTGAGTTGGACCATAAAATTTCATTTTCATTATAAAATCGAGTTGATATATTAAAACTCTTCTTTCTGTAAAGTCACCTTCATATTGATCATCGATATTAACAGCACCTAATATAATCTGAACATCTTGTTTATGATCAAATCCATCTACTGGTTTAATAGATACTGAGTATTCTGGTTGAAAGTATGGCAATATTTGTTCTACTATTTTTAAACCATCGTCTTGGTTTTTGACCATTGCATATAGAGACATACCTATATCATATGATGTATAATGTTTTATTGTTTTCTTTTTTGTTACATCACTACCATGTGTTTCTGATATTGCATTTCTACGAGTTAATTTAGAAGCACTATCTAATGATAAACTTGTAATTTCAAATGCCATTCTTGGTAGTTTAATTGCTAATGGAGCATCAATACCAGTTTCCTGATCTAAACGTGCTAAGAACTTTTGTTTAGGTCCATAGGCTAATGGTACTTTAACTTGATTAAGTACACCTCCACCCGATGCTTTTCTGATTACTTTAATGTTATTAAATAACGTACCAAAGACCGCAACGGACTTTCTCATTGTAGCATGATAGAAATGGTCACCAAACATTAGTAAGTCTCCGATGGGTCGCCAAATGGATTAGACTCACTAAAGTCTATAAATCCATCTGCATCTATTTCAAAGTCCATATTTTGAGCAGCCTCATCTGTTGAGAACACTCTACCACTTGTTGTATCTGCAATACTATCATATATTGCATTGATATATCCAATATATCCAGTATTATCACCTACAAGTGCTACTGAATTTGATTCAATAAATGTTTTATATTCTGTTGAACCAGTTACACCAATGTTTGCCACATATATTTGTGAACTCGTATCAGATACTTTTGTTCTAGAAACAACTTCACCAAATACAACTACACCAGCTGATATTGTTTGTCTTACAGTTTCGCCAACCTCATAGTGATTGCCACCAGTAATATTAATATCCATTGATAATTGATATGCAGACTGAGCAGTTTTAGTATCAATTTCTGCAACACCAGTATCGAATTCTTCATCATTGAATTCAAATAATGAACATTGCATCTTATAAACTGGTAAGTTTGATAATTGATAGAATGGTGAATCATCTTCTACATAAGATATTTCAAAAAAACTATTGGTCATTGGCAAGAAGATTAAATCTCCTTCCAGTGGTCTTGGGTCAACTAAGTTAGATGAAAATACACCAATTCTTGAATCCCATCTTCTTCTTGATACAACAAACGTTGCTTCATCTCTGATTTCTAATCCAAATTTAGAATATAAATCTCCCGCACCTTCAAAGCCTTCAGTATTTTCAATATACATTTCCATGAGATAAGCATCATCGAATTTTGATGCTGGGTCTTCGTTTAATATATTATCACGATTGACAAGAGTACGCGGAATGTAATAGACATCTTGTCCATATATTCCTAGTGATTCTATTATCAGGTCTTCGTAAAGGTTTTGTTCACTCTTAACGGCCTGAGAAAAATATACATTTCTCGGCATGTTTTATCCTGTCATGAAGTCGACTGGTTGTTCCCAATTAAGTCTTGCTTCTTCTTCTAATCTGGTTATTTCTTCGTTGGCATCATCAAATAATTGACGTCCATTAAATGTTACTCCACCTGGCATTACCATACCTTCAAACTTTAATAAGTTTTGACCCCATTGTCTTTTTAATAATGCTGTACAATATCTCTTTAAAAAGTAATCATTATATACGTCTGTATATGTATCAGGGTCTATTATACGATAACATTCTACAATTAAGTAATCACCAACAATAACTTCTTCAGACCAGTCCATAAATATTTCTAATCTATTTTTATGTCTTTCAAAGTTGATATGTTTTTCATCTGAATCGACAACAACATCTAATAAAGATAAGAATTGCCTTGACATTACGTATTCAGTTAAATTACCCATAAAGCCGACTGAATGAATATCATTTAAATGTATTTGATATCGTATATCAAACATATCAGTGGAAGTAACAGAATCTCTGATAGGCATAACTCTTACAACATCTGTAATTAAGTCATTGATTGCAATATACTTATTATCGATATCTGTTTGAGTGACTTGATGTTTTAAATAAAATTTTTCTATAGAGTCAGCGTGATATGTTTGATAAAACTGTAAAGCCTCATCGACTCTATCATCAATTTGGTCTTCATCAAGATTAATCTCAATCACTGGTGCACCCAATGACCTTAAACAATAATCGATAAATGTTTGTTTACTATTTGGTTTTGCCATATTTAATTCCTATTATATTCTATTTATAATAGTTTGTTATTCAGTTCTAATAACCCATTCACCTGATTGATAAATAAAATCATAACCAAATTGACTTGCAAGGTCTCCTTCTTCCACTACTGGGAAATATAATGCATTCATTTTTTCTAATGCCTGTTCTTGTGTTAATTCATCCATTAATATGCTCCTGATGTACTTGATGTGTTTGTAACATTAGTCACTCCTTTATCTCTAAAAGAATAACCACCCCATTGATGCCAATCAATAGTAAATTGAGCGTATCCTCCAATTACGTCTGCAACCAATACAACATAACCGTCACTTGACATATAGCTATCTTGTACTAAGTTAAAATTTCCATAATTATTTTTTTGTACGTTATAAAAAGTTCCACTCCAATTATGCCATCCGATTGTGCCATCACCATAATAATTAGCACCATAATAATAAAAACCATGATAATGAAATAAACTCATTGTAAATTCCTGATTGCCAACACCAGTGCCTCCACCTAATAGATTTGTTTTCATGTGAACATATCTATTGGTACCTATTGATGTACCTCCTGAATATGTAAACCAATCACGTGTTATAGGTGCTCTTTGAGCTCCTCCTGGACCAACAGCATAACCAGAAGATATAGGACCATTAAAGCTTGCACTATCTCCAGTACTATGCAAGTTTATTCTTGGAGTTATGTTATTAACATTTCCCATCCAACTATTACCATCAGGGTCCATTCTAAATTTATCATTTGTACCTGCACCAGTTGAAATAGCAAAGTCAGCACCGTCATATCCGGAAATACCCATTCTCCATTGTGGCGTAGCAGATGTCCCTTGAGCCATTGTAAAGCATGGAGCATTACTTCCTCTAATATGAACACCTTGATAATTGTTTGAATCATTTACTTCTAATTTATGAGCAGGTGATGTATCTCCTAATCCTACATTGCCTTCAGCAGATAGTGTCATTGTAGTTTGATTTCCGTTTCCATAATTATGAGTTACAAAATCTATATTTGTACCTTTTCTTACACCCTCTGTAAGAGAGTCTTCTATTTTCATAAAAGCAGAACCAGCAGCCCAACCTCCACCTGCTGCAGTATTTGCTAATTTACCAAAATATCCTGAACTTACATAAGCATCGTTACCCCAAGGTCTTCCTACTGCAACACCTGAACCATCTCCATATACATCTAATTCTATAGCAGGATTATTCGTTCCAATTCCAACGTTGCCCGAACTACCTTCTAAAAATAAAGTAGTAGTAGCGGCACTATTAGTAGGAGCAGTTAAAAACTTTATATTGCTTGAAGTAGAGGATAGAGCAGAAGCATATATAGTTAAATCATTTGTGCCACCACCACTAGAAGAATACATTCCTGCAACTTCACTGGTTGCATCTGTTAAATTTTGAAACCTTAAATATTTTGTTCTAGTTACTCCTTCAACATGCAAAAGAGCATCAGGCGAATCAGTACCAATTCCAACGTTGCCGGTATTGTCTATTTTCATTCTTAGTCTTGGAGTATTGGTTACGTTTGCAGTAAAGAATCCTATACCATAAGTTGTATAATCACTTCTTGATTTTATATTTAAATCACCATAAGCAGTTTGTGTAAGAGCAGATGATGATGTAAACAACCCAGCTTG